CGGCGCTTGTTTGGTTTCCCCGAATCGCGACTTTGATTCAGGTAAGACTGTTATGGTGATCTTTTGATCATCTAGTACAGTCATTATACCGACCTACACGCACGCTATGTACCCTGGTACACGCTCTCACTCTGTGAGGGTTTAAGTCGGCCGTGGGAAAGCTAATACCTACGGGTTTGCACTGGCCACTCACAATTTGGTTGTGAGTGATATATATTTTTTATTTTTGTTTTTATTTTAATTTTATTAATTTAATAGTGGGATCAACCCTGACCTCGTGCTTTAAGAGCACATGTCAGCTAGCTGTTCCTTTGTGTATCCCAGACGTCGTGTCCATTCAACGATAACTTTATTGTTCGATCTCAACAAAACGTTCTGCCTGAACGTGTTAGCGGAGATGTCGAGACCACTCTCGCTGGAAAGATGGAGTAACACGGCGCTCACCAGTTGCCGCACGCTATACTCTATAGCGTGATCGAAAGACGTTGGTGTGATGTTGGTGAAGTATTTCACAAAGAAAGCTAGGAGTTCCTTGCTCTCGAGGTTTAACTGATCTTTCACCACTATCAGACGGAGCACGTCGCGCGCTTCAGCTAAGCGCTGCTCGAATGTTTGGAGTAGAGCCACTTTAGTATTAATGTCGTGCGCACTCTCCTCGCGTTTAGCGTCATTAACGTCGCTTTTAATGCACTGGACCCTCGCTGCTAAGTCAGTGAAATCGAGGATCCATTTGTTAAGAGCGGCACGATCGTGATTCTCGTCGCGGTTACGTACCCTAGTCAATAGGTTGGTGGCCTCGGTCACCAGAGACTCGTAATACGCGACTCGGAAATACAACTTCATTCTGTTTGATTAGTTCGAAAGAGTGAATAGTAAAACCTTTCTTTTGTTTGAAGAAGTTGGAAAGGTAGTGAAACATATCGTCGTACAGAGTACCGTTATACCACCCACCATTTAAACTTATGAGACTGTCCCTAAATAATGAAACGCTATCATTATTTATTCTTCTCTTTAGGTTGAATCGAAAGATGATACCCAACATGATCGGGTCTAGCACGAAGTCAATATACTCCAACGAGGATAGACTCTCGCTAGTCGCAGTAAGTGAGCGAGGGGAATGTAAAACAAAGTTGTTGAGAGCGTCTTCTAAAGAGTTTAACCCAGCTAAGAAGAAACTGTCGTCGCAGGACGCGACCGATTCGAAATCGGAGCGCGAAATGATACAACTTTCCTCGACCAAAGCTAACGAATCATCCCCAGCTGGTGATTTGAAATTCAGTACGCTATGTCCGAATTTATCTCTTATGATGACAATAGTGTTAGTGTCACCATCAGCTATAGGTCTTATCGAGAACGAGACTTCTGACATCAGTTGCGTTTTCCACCTCCGAGCTCGTACAGGTTAGTGACAATAGGCGTGGCGGCACTGTTAATAGGCGCCACCGCGTGGTTCCTCCCGTGCAGTAACACGGCTTGTTCCTCGTCGGTTAGTTCGGAGCAATCTGTAACGAAATCCGCTTGCAAATAGTGGTACCTGTCAGGTATCCCCAGTTTAATCGCTCGCGTTTGCTTCGGGAGAGAATTAGCGTGGGATCTGCAAGTTTTTATGTATTCCTTCGCAAAGCTACGGCAAAACACTCTAGCCTTATTCTTCCTATCTTTCAATTGAGGGAGGGAATTGAGGAATTCGGTTATATCTTTCTCAGTTGCCGTCGAAACGTGACCCGAAAGAGTGTAGTTAACGAATTCAGCGTCGCCTTTTACGGCCTGCCTTGAGGTAGTTTTAATCGCAAATGCGACTAGTATGAGACCCAAGTGTAAGTCGAGATCCTTGAGATCTCCCTGAAGTTTGTCAGTCACAAATTTTTCAAATTTTTGCCTGATTTCAGCCAAGTCTGAGACAGATGAGATAATCCTTTCGTCCTCAACGTTGAAGGCGTCAATGACAGCGAGTTTCCCGGCCGTGTCAACCATTACACAAATGTTAAAGTGTGGCTAAAACTTGAGTTCAAACAGAATTAGTGAAATGGAACGATGCGTTCTTTAAGTAGTTTCGAATGTAGACCGTTGAGGGACAGAGTCTCAAACAACCCTTACTAGTAAGTAAGTCACTTCATGCTCCTATATCGTAAAGACTCACTAATTCTTTTGAAGCACCAGTAAGATTGGCTCTATTGATCGCGTGTTCAGAGGACCTGTTCACGATCGCTCTTTCTCTATCATTTAAAGATGGTGACGAGCCAGTGAGAAAGTCGGCCGACAAGTAGCCGTATCCTGTGGGAGTTCCTCTCCTGCAGGCACTCCTAGTTTCTGCGAGGTCTGGTCTGATCTTACTGAAATGGATGAACGGAGTCTCGAAGGTCGTGAATAACGCCCTCAACGGGTTAGGTTTCTTATACTTGGCCAGCATGTGAATTATGTGCGGAAAAATATCCGCATCCTTGATGGTGAAACCCATACCACCGACTGTGTAAGAGTAAGATCCTGTATACTTAACTTTCATACTAGTCGAGATGATTTGTGCTCTACACATAAGCATCATGAAATGAACTATATCTTGTTTGCTGTCCGCTTTTGTTAATTCCCTTAACCTGGACAACACACCTGGTATAGCTTCTTCAGCCTCTTTCTTTGAAAACGCAGAATCGGTGGAGTGGGTGATAGAGTTCACATCCAAACCCTCAGAAAATTTTTCTACGATTTCGCTAGAGGCGTCTCTCAGTGCCGCCGGTTGAGCAATATAATCGGCGTCGGAGAGCGTCAAGGCCATTCTTAGAAACCGAAAGCGTTCGTTTGTGTTCTGAATCTCTGTCACGAAAAGAATTTTTGTTAGGCAATAATTTAGGATGACGCTGAGCGTTCCTTTTCTCCGTGCTTAGAGCTCTGTTGAGACACATTTCGTTCACGGAATCTTTTATGTTGCATAGAATGAGTCTCTCTTCATCCGATAAATTCCTTCCCGGAATATGCTTGTAGTAGTCAATATTAAGGTATCCGTACTCTAACGGGACGTTAAGAGTACATATCTTAGGGAAAGACAATTTCAGCGCTTTGAAGCACGCGATAGCTTCTACACCGAGTTTACCACAGAACTGCCTTCTGATATTCGTATCGGGTTTCCTCTTCTGCAGTGTATCGAATAGATTTTCGACGGTTGAGAAGTCAATCACCCTAGTCGTCAACTGAGGCGGAGGGACGTACAATAATGGTCTCGAGACAACTCTTGAGATAGCCGTTCTGTACGTACCGTAATAGCAATGAAAAGCCGCCCACAGCGTGCTCTCATCAGCCCAACTATTGCTCTTTTTCATCAGAGCGTATATGTAATCTCGCATTGATAAAATATCGACGTCCATTAAAACATTCTCGACGTATTTGACTTGAGAACCCAAGACAACTTGCATATCGTTCACGTTTAGCAAAGGTAACGACTTATCCGTTAGATCAGTTAGTGTAAAGTCGAATAGTAAGCGAAAATCGGGTGGAGTCTCATTCCATTTAAAATGCCAGGTATCTTCGATCACAGGCATATACGTAGCTGAAAAGATCGAAAAGTTTTTGATATTGTTAGCGTAAGTTGACAAGTAAGCTGCATTTTCGCGCACGAAATCGAACACTACGCCCTTCATTAGGGGATTATCACAGCACCCGTTAGTTACTAATGTCGATGAACCGAGGTAAGTTAAATACTTCTCGAAGACTTTGTCTAACATACGCTTCTCCCCTTTCTGGCTAGGTAGAGACACCATGTCAACGATGCTCAAACAGTGTGACAAATAATCGATAACACGGGAACTCGTGACTGCTTCCGATTTCGACTCACTATCGCTCCGAAACGTGATCGCTTTAAATCGAGAAATATCACTAGGATCAATCATTTCACCGCACGAGTTGGATAAACTCCAACAATGTTCAGCCAATTCGATATCATCCCCTTTGGTTCCCAGGAAAGTCTTTATATCATTCATTGGGAATTTACAACCAGTCGATTTCACATCGACGGATATGAAAGGATCTTTTGAAAAATTCAGATCTCTACCGGTGTTAACAGTCGACATACCCATCTTTACGTCTAGACCGCATACAGAACACCATTTGTATATAATTTCGCTAGTCAGAAGAATGACAAATTCCCTTTCACAAGAACCGGGTTGTGTCGAGTTCAGTTCGTTAACGGATAAAACTTCTCCATTATCGAATCTATAATCTTCAGACTGCCTTTGCAACGGGAGGGATGAAGCCTTGTTCAAGTACTCTTCCCAGTGTTGCGACCCATAGAAACGGCAGAACAATTCACCATAGTACCTCCTACCGAAGTTCACCATGATCAATCTAGGTCGAGTTTCAGAATGCTGGCACCTCGCACAATTTTTCCAACCGAACTATCCAAATATTTCGCACAGTCACTCTTTTCCTCGTCGTTTAAACCGCACTGAACCACAACGTCGTTCGGCGCTAATTCGGACTCGGGAGAATATATTTTTTGACGAACGTCTTCTCGAATACTAGAACGTACTCTTTCACTGCGTGACGAGTATAGGATGGACGACGTCCTTCGCTGTAACGAATCAGACATTCGCACGACGTTTCTTGAAGGAGCATTTCTACTGGAGAAGTCATAAGGTCGATCTTTACCCACAGTGTAACGCCTGTCACCGTCAGTGATAATATCGAACTTTACAGTCCCCACACTGCTTATTTGTACCTCGAGAGTCATTGGTAGACTCCTCGGTAAATCAGAGGTCACACCCAATTCACTCAACGGTACGTTGTGCGAGTAAACGAGTTCATTTAATGCACACTTTTGGTATTCCCCTTCGAATAAGGCGGCGTAGAATTTCTTACTGCGAGTAGCCTTAGAGAGAAAAATTTTTCTCTTCCCCGAGAAAGGAATCGGAGCACCTTTAGGCACCACGACTATCGTTTCGCAAGTGTAAGAGGGTGTGGTCAAAGTGTTGGTAGCACAATCAACGAGAAGCATCGACGAGTTGCTACTGAGGCAAAGAGAGTATAGCGCACACCCAGCTGAAACGGCTGAACGAGCGTCTGGAACCTCAACAACTCTGTTCACGAACGGTATTGCTTCAATAACGTTCTTGAGACCGGGCAAATACGAGGAACCTCCAACCGTGACAACGCTGCATTTGCGATCGTGATTCATAGTAGATACATCGAGTGAAGACTCAATGAAACTTTTGTAAACACTATGCATGATCTTTACAGTACGTTCAATAAAAGGTACCACGACCTTCGATACATCCTCAACAGTGACTAGGACACTCACGAACTCTTTCCCAACTGGTAGATCATACACAAATGAACTAAGAGCTTGAGAGACCTTCTCCTTGATGGACGAGATGTCAACGGTATAGTCTACGTGCTTAACACCCGCTTTCTCGTGTATCGACTCGAGTAGCGCCCTATCTACATCGCGACCGCCGAGGTTCATATCACCCCCTGACGCTTTAACCACGAAAGTGCTGTTTCTAACAGAGACAGCCGAGACATCAAATGTACCCCCGCCGAAATCGTAAACCATAACGAACCTCTCGCTAGGTGACAATTTCCGAAAAGCGGAAAAAGCAGCAGCCGAAGGTTCATTGATGATGTGCGAACAGTGAAAACCACTCAGTGAAACGCATTCCATAATGAAATTCCTCTGAGTCGAGGTGAAAGCAGCGGGTACTGAACACACAACCCCGCTGCACTTAACGCTGAAAGATTTCTCTCCATCCGTCACAATGCACCGTACGAAGCTGGCCACCAAATCGGGTAGCGACAGCTTCATATCGCAAGACGAGTTAAAACAATTCAACATCGGAATTCTGAAATCACAATTATCTATTGAAGAGTCGATCGACGTGGTGTACGAGGGAGCCAGCTTCTCAAGGTAGGACGCGTAATTGCGTTCCGTGCAACCGATCCAGCGTTTGAGATCGCGAAAGAAACCCCCTTCCGATCCTTTTGAGTGAAGAAGACGTTCCGCGTCGTATCCGTATGCCACTTCGCGAGAATTCTTATAAAAGAAAAGATAAGTGGGTATATACGGAGAGTCATTCTGCTTAAGAACGAACACCTCATTCGCCTTAAGGACAGAGAGTGTTGAAAAAGTAGTTCCAAAGTCGAGACCGAAAATGACCATATTCAGACTCTGGCAGACGAGTTACCACGATTTTCAATGTCAATTCGGCGCGAGGTTCCAACAACAGAAGTGTCGATTATATCACCGTAGACGTTCGAGCAAGTTCGCACGAGTTTGTATACAACAAAACCCAAAGTGAAACTGAAACAGACGATAATCCAACCAAGGAGCAAGTAGAAGTACGCACGCAACGTACAATCCATTAATTGGTTTTCACCACGAAATAAAGTACTGCTCCCCAAAAGGAGTGACAAACTTCTCGTGGTAGGCTCCCAAAGAGATGAGTTTCTTAAAATACGAATTGATCTTCGGCACGACGACCCAACCACAACTTTTATCGAACAGTTTAACGAAAGACGAGAAATTAGACGCCAAACAATGAATGGAACGCAGCGCAGGCAGAGCAAACGCTGAAACTTTCCCATATTTCGATTCGAGCAAATAATTCAACTTAACTAGAACACGTTCGTCGTCAAAATCTTTCGTCAAATCTCGAAAAGAGGTAAACACTTCGAACAAATCTTTGTCTGTAAGTTCGTTTCGCACCGCCCCGAGTTTAACCATTAGTTTGAAGGGGTCTGGGACAAAGTAGGTCTTGTGACCGCAGTGAACCACAAACTTCGAACAGAAGTAAGGAACGCTCGGTGAAAGAAACTTAGTCTCAAAACCAGTTTCGATACAGATCGCTTCAGCGTGGTTACGAATCGGACTACGGGAATACATAAGCGAATCATCACCGCTAACAAAAAGAGCGCTCAGTTCGTCGACGCGGTAGTACATGCTGAGCACACCTAAAGTGACGACAGAGTTACCAATCCAAGTGTTGGAAGCTCCTGATCGTCGCTGATTCTTGACGTCAAAAGATAATTTACCATCAAGAGAAGTCGCTTTAGCCGCGTATTCACCTTCCATCCATAACTGAAGTAACTCGGAATCGAAACCGAGGAGAGAGTAAATCTCTCTTTCGAACTCCTTAATAAAAACGTCTTGAGACTTATCGAACTTCGAGAAGTCTACCTCTCCCACATGTAGGTCTGAGTCGTCAGAACCGACAAGACCGTTAACAACTCTGGCGAAAAGCCTATTGTCCATCTCGGTAAAGAACACGATATGCTTCTTAAGGCACGACATGAATCGATTCTTGAATTCATCAAAGCAGGGTGAAAATAAAGCATTCACAGCCTTAGCGTGAAACATGATATTCTGCGCTGCCGAGTGTTTAGTTAAACAAGATGAATCAAGCTTAACTTTTGCATCCCTTTTCACCATTAGTTTAAAGTAATGTATAGAAGTCTCAAGGTCGAGTGGTCTGTTAAGTTCAGATTGTAACGACTTGATTTGAGACGAATCCCTCTTAGCCAACCACTTGAGAAGGGCGCCCGAAGAAAGACATATCGGGGAATTCTTAAAACTGAGGAAGTCACAATCCCCGAAACATCTCTCGACGAGATTGCGAGCCATCGCTTTCCCAAATACCGACGGAGACGCAAAACGCTCGCAAGTGAGGAAATTAAAATTCCTCGATTCGAACGAATACAGGTTCTCCTGGAGAGAGGGAGTCCTTTGAGGTATCGCTTGAGACCTAATAAGGCTAAACGCGCCGATTAGTATGATCGTCGTAGACCTTTTCGTCAGAGGCCTCCCTAACAGTTATGCCATCAACACCGCAATCGAAAGGTTGCGAAGACATTTCAGCAGATAAATCACCAAAGTTTATGGAATTCGAACCCTCCAAGATCTCATTCAAAAATGAGTTAATAGAATCGTGAGGGGCGGAGAGAGCTTTGCACCTGCTGTCATCGGGGCTTTCACCTGATACTTCCATCGAAATGCTAGATGTTTCGAAGCTCCTAGGCATCGTGCGATATTTTTCACTTATATCCAACATGGTTGATATGGCAGACGCTGTGTCATCATAACATCTGGCGCTGATTACGTAGTAGTGGAGCGACTCGACGTGCCTCGAAAGTGCCACTATTACGTGGTTTTCGCTAACAAACGGTGCATCTTCCTGGAACTTAGTCCTCACAAGGTAAACATTCTTAAAAGTTTCACCTTGCGCTTCGTGTACAGTGTTCACAGACGGCTCTGATGAAAATTTTTCGAACTTTCGACGCAATTCAGCTTTTTCACTCTGCGTGTAAGTTAGATACTTAATGGACTGCACAAATGGAACATCTTCGACCGACTCTATGTTGACTACGCTAACAGACTGTTTGCCGATTGATGAAGTGTTATTCGATTTAATCTGCCGTTTGTACAGCTTAGACAACCATTCGCAAACATCCCACGGGCAACGATACGAGATTTCCCCGTACATCCTGCAGAAAGGTTCAATGAAAGAGTCGATGTCGTGATAGACAGTGCTAACGAATTCATCTCTTTCGATGTAGTGAATTTGTTTCGAGTCACCGAAGAGAATCGCAACTTTGCACATAGTCTTGTTAATAATACCAAGCACCTGGCCAGCGTGAACCATAAAACACTCATCCATAAAGAGAAGATCGCAGGTCTCGCCGCACCTATTCATGAGGTAAGAATCCATCGTCATGACACTTCGTTTGTCGAAAGGAACCTCCGAATCGGCCAGTTTACGAGCGACACGGTCAGATATTTCAACCTGAGAGTTCTTATTAGCGGTGACAATGAAAGTTTTGTGTTTTTCACGCCTTTCGATGTACAACTCTATCAGTGTAGTAGTTTTACCCCCTCCAGGCGGGGCTTCGAAGAGCTTTATCGTCACATCTTCGTTCGAGAAAACAGCTGTTGAGTGAGACTCGAATCCTTTCAGGAACTCATTAGCAGCTAAGAAATGCGTCTGTTCATGGAAAAGAGCGTGCGTTCCCTGTTTTTGTATCTCTTTCAGATCGAAGGGTTTAAGACCAGCGCTCGTGAAAGCGAATTGGTGACTCGAGAATTTACTCAAACCACGGTTGGTCCCGTCGCCGCAGTGAACTGTATTAGAGGTGGGATCGTACATCGAAAGATCGACGTCCTGAGAACAGGTCGCAGCTTTCCTGTTAAAATCAACAGCGCGCAATTCTTCATAGTAACCCAATAATTTAGAATGAATAGAAAAAATCTTCATCTCCTGAGCGTAATAGAATTCGCGTATCGCATTGGAACACATCGGGAAAGAACGCGAGTTACTAATAGAAAAAGTCGGGACAGTCGTGCTTATATTCTGAAGGTTAAGGAATTTGCAGCACGCTGCGTTACCCTTCCTCAGTTTGGGAATAATGATACGACCCGAATCAATACCCATTCGCTCATTCTCCTTACCTTCCTCAGTGGCCTGAGCGACGAATGGTGTTAGATCCGCCCTCTCGATCTCGTCAACAGCGACAGCATTAGTCGGGACATCACATTCCTCGGCGCGCACTTCGTCCTGACGAAGATCACCGGTTGCACCTTCACCTGGTGTGTCGAAAACGGGATCCGACTCGTTTCCAGAATTCGTCGGAATGGCGTTTTTAAATAGGACGTCGAGCTCATCGCGTAAATTCGATAAGTTTTCAACGGAGGTAATAATTTCACCCCTCACTATTGGTGACGGGAGTCGTGTCTCCACTTCAACTCTGCGGTACGACACAGACGTGGTTTCAGACTTTTCCTCATCATATATTCTTTTTGAAAAAAGATTCTCAAGAAACAACAAAGGTTCGACGACTTTTCGTACCACTGGATAGGTGCGGTGACCTCGCCGGTTATAAGCAGCCCTAACAACAGGTATGAAACAACTAGCAGGGTCGTCGATCAAAACCAACGAGGAAATCAACCGCGAGACAACAGTATTCTCCCGCCGATTGATCACGCTCGAAATGAACGATGATTTGACGTAGCGAAGGAACCCGTTGATAAATCTCGAGGTGAAGACGAGTTTAGCGATGAACCGGATGAAACGGAAAATTAAGGAGATAGCGTTAAAATTGGTACGCGCACCACCAGCGAGTCCGCCTACTACAATTTCCCTTTCATTCCCATAATCCACTTCACCCAAACCCATTGAAAAGTCACTGTCGCTGTCGTATTCATCAGGTACGATCTCTTCGACAACCGATCGCTCGGTGTTGACCACAACTCCATTCGCAACAGTAGTGATTATATCACAAGTGTACACGGGTTGAAATGTAAAGGAGATCAAATACGACACGACGCGTACAGAGAAAGTGAGTGGGTGATTGTAGTACATATACAACTCAGCTAAATAAATAGGTAGCTCGAATAGTAAATATTCCACCGAACCAAATCGATCCATAAAATCAAGGAATGCAACTTTAAACATTCCCGCCACACCTACTCGATCAATCACACTCTTCACGGTGTGACAGTGTTCGGTCGCTCGAACGAAAACGAGTTGACCGAATTGGCGAGCGCTGAACGTCACTGGAATACGGTTAAGGTTCCGCCGACGGAGTCTGTCGATCTTGAACTCTTTCAACGTTGAAATGAATTCAGCAAGATTCAACGGCCGCAGTAATTGGTTCACGATGAGAAAGTAAACTTCATCGTAGGCGAACTTCCCAAGACCCCTTAAGAGAGCGAGAAGAGCGGTTATTACACCAACAAAACTTCTGCAACTATTACCACCGGCTAACCCGCCTTTCGCGCTAGTCGATTCATCGTTGCTATCGCTAGCAGCGGAGTAATAAACATCTGTGCCGGGATCCGAGCACCTACGATTCATAACACGTTTCACGAAGCGCGAAGCGCGGTTAGACGTAGCGATCACGGCACCCGAGATAGAGCTACAAGAACTCGAAATTCGCTTACATGCAGCGACGTCCGAGAGGCGTTTAGTAACCTCATCGATCGAGTTTTTAACCATCCGCCGTGAGATTAACTCCAACCGTTGTTCGACCAAATCGAGCACAGCCTCAGTGCGAGCCGCGGCTTTACCCCCAACCGCGCGCAGGCAGTCGGTGACGGAATCTCGTATCAGTTCGACATGACCTTGCACTTCATTTTTAAAAACGAGCGCAAGGTACTCGTACGCGCTGAAGTCACTCGCAGCATAGCGCATCAAAGGTACGTAAGGATCACATTCGTCAGAAAAGAAACTGACGATGAATTTCCTGGCGAGCATCGGAACGAGGGCGCTAAGTTTAACGTAACTCATGACCGACATATCATAACCGTCAAGGACACCGTCGGACACAACACTCGAGACAGATCGAATGAACAGATCTTTCTTGATAGTGTCTGCTGGTCCTAACTTACATGACAGGAGAGCGTTGAGACTGAATTCGAATACGATGTCGAACAAAGTGCGCGATAGAAGTGATTTCCACGTCATTCGCCCTTCGAGTACTTTCCTAATGTCGAAAATGAGTCGCTTACAAACAATAGCGGCACTTTCGAAACAGAAAACATATGAACCGTCAAAAATAGACCAGTGCTTAAACGAGTCGAAGAATTTAACGAGAGGTTGAAAGACTAATGAGAACTTCCCACCAAGTTCACTTAAACTCATCGCACTGTTCGCGCAGGAGGTTAGAAATCCCTTGACAGATCCAGGAGCGACGGGAATTCTCGCGACGATATAGTCATAGAAGAATTCAGACGCGTGTGCTCGTTTCTCACTAAAAATAGCGCACGCTCTCGAAACGAGTTCAAAGAAGGCACTCGGTTTAAATACAGATACCTGATCGACGAGCAAGTCGATGACCTTTACGAGGTTTGGCAACCTCTCGAAAGGAAAGATTTTTGAAACGATTGCACGCACGTGAAACGCGAAAGAACTCCCGATACAGAAGAAATTCTTCGACAGCGTGCGCAGGATATTCAACACCTTCTCGTAAACCCCAACAGGAGACCCAGCGCGTAGCCCGCCCTTAGGTCTATTGTTCCCATCCCTACTTTTGACATGCGGAGGGACGTACATCTTCCGAACTTGCTCAGACACAACCGAATCAACGGTGTCATTCAAGCTTTTATCAGCGATCATGATCTCAGGTTCGTTGCTGGGAACAGAACCGAAACCTCGCAGAGAAATGTGGACTACAGTCTCTGAAAACGCGTCCAAATACTCTAGAGAATCATCGATGTCGAGGAACTCCATAAGGAGAGCGTCAGCGAACAACTTCCTGAACGAGTCACAGATAGTCCGATTTAAATTTCTTTTCAAATCTTTAATTTTCTCACTGATCGTGAAACGTACGATCTCTGAGAAAGATGCGTCTCCCGCGAACATGCTGACATTTTTCGCAAGGTACTCGGATGACATTCGAGAACGAACACCCGCGGCTAACATGACAACCACGAACTGCTCGAGGTTATCGAGATTAATGGAAACATCGCGGTGTATGATTTTACCACTTATAACCACGCGCGATTTGCTGGTTTTAACAAAATTCCACGTCCACTCGAAGGTCTTAGAGTTGATTACACTACAATTACCAACCACGTACTCATAAACACGCTCGACAAATTTCCTGTCGACGTAAATAAGATCTATCCCGGGCAGGCACTTACGAGTCTTCTTGCAGAACCTCGGAAGCTTAACCTTAACAAGCTCGAGGCAACACCTAGGGTACCTTAGTGTCTTACTACAATCGATGGTGGGGCTGACATCGGATTTGGTGATCACATAGTAATTAACACCACACCTAACTTCAACCATTTCGATCGAAAAGAGGTAGCCACCGAGGACATAAACAGGAGTTTTCATGTACTCAGTGACCAGACTGAGATCGTGAGTGTAGCACGATGACCCAAACTTGTAAACGATGGAATCGCGATGAATATCGATAGAAATATCACATCCTATGACATCATGGTGAAAACACTCACGTCGATCAAGTATCTCCCCGGGAGTAATCATGGTCAGATAACACACGTCAGCACCTTTGTTTATCATGGACTGGCACGTAGTGCTTAGCGGAACATCGTACACCTGCACCATCATCATATACGGTGTCGTGTGTCGACATTCTGAGATCGTATACGAGCAACTAGTATGCAGCGAGTTGACGTACAAATTCTCCTCAACATCTTTCGAAGCATGCTTTTGGGGTTTTCGAAACTCGGCGTTGCGAATTATACGACGCTGAGCATCCTTGCTATCAAGGATGGGGCGGCAGACGTGAACTTTCTTTAACTTAGAATTGCGATAGTGGTGTAAAGGGCAACCACCAATGTCCGAAAAATCGTCACCACACTTGTCGGATAGAGAAAAATTTTCAAGAAGTCTGCTAGCAGCAGCCATCGGGTGGTCCGAGTGCGTAGAATGGGTGAATAGGATGTCGTATTGAGGGTAGTCACGCACTATGTGAGATTGCTGTTGTTCGGTTAAGTGAAAAGGGACCTTCCTCTCGGGTTTTTCCAATTGAGCGCGTTTAAGACGTGCAACATGTTCAACCAAATCCACTTCCATCTTCTTGAGAAGTAACGAGTCTTTGTGCCCTCGCGACGTCTCGATGAGTTGGTTGATGAGCCGCTCTTTCTCAAGCGGTGTGATGGCGTTCACCATTTCATTCGGAACTTCGCCATTCTCACCGCCCACACGCGCTGAACGGAGCCGTTGATACCTGTGGTTAAACAGGTTACCACGAACGTTGTCGCAGTGAAAGATCCCCGTAGAAGTGAAGTAGCCGCGTATTTGAATTCTAACGGCGTGGTACGAGAAGAAGTTGCACAAGAGCGAAAAGAAACTTTCGACACCCGGAAAAGCACCCAAACGTCCGAAGTATTTCCTAGCGCGTAGAAATGACGTACCTGAGATTAGGCACAGGAACCAAACGTGGTTGAGGTAACACAACCCGTTGGGAGAGTGAAAATTGGAGACCAACCGACCGGAGAAGGATTTCGTAGTTTGCATACGATAAACTTCTGCAAAGTCGCGCGATGCGGGTAAGCGCGCAACGACGCGTCCATCGGAGCGGACAACGGCCACGCGGCGTGCACCAACGGGTGTGAAGTTATAGTTGACCCCACCACACTCAACCGACGAGAAGAAATCATCTCGTAAAGGGGAGTAAAAGGAAAGGTAGTCGGTGACGGCAGTGCGAAATTCATCGTAACCACCATCGAACTTATAGTGGTGGCCCACTTTACCACCTAAAGGTACAGTCACCCCGTCGACCGAAACAAACGAATTCTTAACTTTCTCCGCAGAAAGTTTAAAATTTCGTGTCGGCGCGGGAGTGTTAATACCACGACCGCGGTGGCGGCGAGACCGTGCAGTCGGTGCATTGCGGTGAACCTCGGGTACCACCTCTTCAACCGATTCAGGCTCCGGTTGAGAGAAAACCACCGACGCGCGCTCCGGAGCCAGTGGAATAACTGTTTCAAATTCACCAAAAAACATGGTGATCGAATCGGCTGGTTTGACAACCGGTAGTGGCTCAAAGAGCGACACGATAGAATCAACACACAAAGTGTTGATTTCATTCGGGCTCTGAGTGCGGAAGCGATGAGAGATGCGACGCGGGGTGCGCGGTCCACCTTTCCCGCACTTAGCGGCTGTGAAGGGCTTAGAGAAGAGCGAAATACGGCGCCCACCGCATGTCGTGCCTTCGACCGGTTTACCACCTGACAGTAAAAGGGTGCACCTGTCAGTAACAAAACGATCACCGTCGTGGAGGTTAATGATCATTGTTTTAGTTTTATTTCGGTTATGGAACTGTCGAGTGAGTGAGAAACCGCCCTTACCGACGATTGCGTCAGAACGTCGTGCCGTAGGGCACGGGACTTTGGAGCAGCGGCCGTCCTGTCGGACGAACAAGCAACTCGTGTTCACATTCTCGGGGGTGAACGGGACCTTGTGACAAATGCCGCCAGATGCGACAAACAAACACGGGAAGGATTTACCAATATCCCGCCTCGGACTGCGGTGCGCGGTCCCTTCAGTAAGACCACAGTAGAAAGTGCACTCACCCTTAGGAAGATGGGTGGGACGTCGAAGGATGCTCCTGCGCTTAGCAAGAGTTGACGGGGTGCAACTAGGGGCAACCCCGGTGGATGGGACGGTGGAAAGCACAATCTCTTTCCCAGTGCAGTCGCTCATTGAAAAAGTGAGCTGCGAGAGACCGGGGACGGCGGTGGCTGGAGCGATCTCAAATGAGAGACGTGGAACCGACAGGTTGCCGGATGAAAAGATCGGGACGGCGAAGACGCAAACGGCCATGAGGATCGAGTGGTCGGGGAAAGGTGGTGAGAGGAAAGGAGCAGGGACAGTGAGCAGAGAGAAAGAAGAAGGAGAGAGAGAGAGCGAAGTTCAGCGAAAAAACCAAACACGCAGGGGACGTGAGAGGAAGAATGTGTACAGACTTGTGAAAGCGGGCACACAAAAAGGTTTGCAAAGAAAC